GTTTGAACTCATGGACTGGCAGGAACAGATTATAAGGGATGTGTTTGGAACCATAAAACCAAACGGATACAGACAGTTCAATATGGCTTATGTTGAGATCCCCAAAAAGAACGGCAAGTCAGAGCTGGCGGCAGCCGTGGCACTTCTGCTTTTATGTGAAGGCGAACAGCGAGGAGAGATTTATTCCTGTGCTGCCGACAAGAATCAGGCAAAAATTGTGTTTGATGTGGCTGCCGATATGGTTCGTTTCTCCAAGGCATTAAGCAAGCGAATCAAAATATATGAGTCACAGAAAAAACTGGAATACATACCGACAAAAAGTACCTATCAGGTGTTATCGGCAGATGTTTCCAACAAGCACGGATTCAATACCCACGGGGTTATCTTTGATGAGCTGCATACCCAGCCGAACCGTAAATTATATGATGTTATGGTGCAGGGGTCAGGTGATGCCAGAATGCAGCCCCTTTATTTTTTAATAACCACTGCTGGGAACAACACTGAGAGCATTTGTTATGAGGTACACCAAAAGGCTGTAGATATCATGGAAGGGCGAAAGCATGATAGCACCTTTTATCCTATTATTTTCGGTGCAGGTGTTGATGAGGACTGGACAGACCCTAAAGTGTGGAAAAAAGCCAATCCGTCACTCGGAGAAACCATCGGTATGGATAAGGTGCAGGCAGCCTGTGATTCGGCAAGGCAGAATCCGGGAGAGGAGAATGCATTCCGACAGTTAAGACTTAACCAATGGGTAAAGCAAAGTATCCGTTGGATGCCGATGGAAAAATGGGATGCGTGTGCTTTTCCTGTGAATGAGGACGAACTGGAAGGCCGTGTCTGCTATGGGGGACTTGACCTTTCAAGCACCACGGACCTTACGGCATTTGTGCTGGTGTTTCCGCCAGAAGATGAGAATGACAGATACATGGTTCTTCCTTACTTCTGGCTGCCGGAAGAGACACTTGATTTGCGAGTACGAAGGGACCATGTAAATTATGATGTCTGGGAAAGACAGGGTTATATACAGACCACGGAAGGAAATGTAGTTCACTATGGGTTTATTGAAAAATTCATAGAACACCTGGGGGAGAAGTTTAATATCCGAGAGATAGCATTTGACCGATGGGGAGCAGTACAGATGGTGCAGAACCTTGAGGACATGGGATTTAATGTGGTGGCAATGGGGCAGGGATTTGCATCCATGTCACCGCCTACCAAAGAACTGATGAAACTTACATTGGAGCAGAAGATTGCACACGGTGGGCATCCCGTTCTTCGGTGGAACATGGATAACATATTTATTCGTACTGACCCTGCCGGAAACATAAAGGCTGATAAATCAAAATCAACAGAAAAGATAGATGGTGCCATAGCCTGTATCATGGCACTCGACAGAGCAATCCGTTGTGGAAACGACACTTCCGAAAGTGTGTATGATACGAGGGGATTGTTGGTGTTCTGATGCAACCGTGTATGATTTTGCATAATCATAGTCCGGCTGCACTTTTTTGTGGTAGAATTATCGTATCACAAGAAAGGAGGCAGGTATTTTGGATGAAGAAGGATATGTAAGGTTTCTTGAAAATCAGGGTTTGTCAATGAATGGCATTAATACCCGTAAAAGCAAAGCCAGAGAGGTAATGGAAATTACAGGTAAAGACCTTGATGTGATTGTCTCTGATGATGAGGAAATGTATAAGGCAATCATCGAATTGCAAAAAATAGATAATCCCAGTCATACACCGAGACAGAATGCATTAAGAAAGTATTATACATATAAAAATGGCAGGGAATTTCCACGGGTAGCAGATTACGAAAGAACAAGAAATTAGTTTTATGGAGCATCAATCAAAGATGGTTGGTGCTTTTATTATGCCCATTTTTAGGAAGGAATGGTGAGTGATATGGGAATATTCAGTGGAATTTTTAAATCGAGGGATGCACCCACAAACAGAACTGCAGGCAGTGCCTACAGTTTTTTTCTTGGGCAGAGTGCTGCCGGAAAAAGGGTAAATGAGAGGTCGGCAATGCAGACATCGGCAGTGTATGCCTGTGTCAGGGTTATCTCGGAGTCGGTGGCGAGCCTGCCACTTCATCTTTACAGATACAACGAAGAAGGTGGAAAGGAAAAGGCAATTGAACATCCGTTATACCATCTTCTGCATGATGAACCGAACCCGGAAATGACGGCTTATTCATTCTTTGAAGTGGCACTTACGCATCTGTTACTGTGGGGTAATTTCTACAGTCAGATTATCAGAAACGGCAAGGGAGAGGTTATCGGTCTTTACCCACTCATGCCAGACAGAATGACGGTGGACAGGGATGAGAGAGGACAGCTTTATTACGAATACATGGTAAGTTCCGATGATGCTCCTACAAATAAGGGGGCAAGTGTAAGGCTGAAGCCGGAAGATGTACTTCATGTTCCGGGACTGTCCTTTGATGGCCTTGTGGGGTATTCGCCCATCGCAATGGCAAAGAATGCAATCGGACTTGGTATTGCAGCAGAAGAGTATGGTTCAAAATTCTATGCCAACGGGGCTGCCCCAAGCGGTGTGCTGGAACATCCGGGAACACTGAAAGACCCGAGTAAGGTAAGGGAGAGCTGGACGCAGACCTTTGGCGGTTCTGCAAATTCCAATAAGGTGGCGGTCCTTGAAGAAGGCATGAAATACACCCCTATATCTATCAATCCCTCTGAGGCACAGTTCCTTGAAACAAGAAAGTTTCAGGTTACGGAAATATGCAGGATATTCCGTGTGCCTCCGCACATGGTTGCTGATCTGGAGAAGAGTTCCTTCTCCAATATTGAACAGCAGTCACTGGAGTATGTGCAGTACACATTACGGCCGTGGCTCACAAGATTGGAACAGGCAATGGCAAGAAGGCTTTTCACGGAAGAAGAAAAGAAACATTACTTCATCAAATTTAATGTGGACGGGCTTCTTCGTGGAGACTATCAGAGCCGTATGAACGGCTATGCAACGGCAAGGCAGAACGGATGGATGTCAGCAAATGACATCAGGGAACTGGAGAATCTTGACCGAATCCCGGCTGAACTTGGAGGGGATTTATATCTTATCAATGGCAACATGACAAAACTTGAGGATGCAGGCATTTTTGCAGCATCGGCAGAAAAAGGAGAGGAGGATTCCAATGAAGAACAGGAAGTTCTGGAACTGGAAGAGCAAAAAGACGCTCAACCGGGAAACAAACGAAGAGGTCGTAGAACGAATACTTGAACTGCATGGGACGATTGCAGAAGAGAGCTGGTTCGATGATGACCTTACACCACAGATGTTTAAGGATGAATTAAATGCCGGGAGTGGAGATATCACGGTATGGATTAACAGTCCGGGTGGTGACTGTGTGGCGGCAGCACAGATTTACAATATGCTTGCAAATTACAAGGGGAATGTCACGGTCAAGATTGACGGCATTGCTGCTTCGGCAGCATCGGTCATTGCAATGGCCGGAAATACAGTGCTGATGTCCCCCGTTTCCATGATGATGATTCACAACCCTGCCACAATGGCGTTCGGTGACCATACCGAGATGGAAAAGGCCATCGAGATGCTTGAGGGGGTTAAGGATTCCATCATAAATGCATACACCCTGAAAACGGGAATGTCGAGGGCAAAACTGTCCCGGCTTATGGATGCAGAAACATGGATGGATGCTACCAAGGCCGTGGAACTTGGCTTTGCAGATGACATCATCACAAGGGATGCATTCCCGGAAAAAGAAAAGGACGAAGAGTCAGAAGAAAGCACAGAAGAGGATGAGAAAAAGAAACCATCCGATTCCGTGCTTTTTTCACGCAGGGCTGTAAATAATGCCCTTTTCAATAAGTTGGAACAGCACTACAAAAAGCCGGGTGTTGACATTTCCAGTCAGGCGAAAATCCCTGCACCAAAAGTAACTGACGGTGTATCTGCAAATGAAATCAGAGACCGTTTAGACCTTATCAAAAAGTATATTTAAGGAGGACTGTATCATGACAGTAAAAGAATTAATCGAGAAGAGAGCAAAGGCATGGGAAACTGCAAAGGACTTTGTGAATACCCATGAAGACAAGAACGGCAATTTATCTGCCGAGGATGCTGCTACTTACAGCAGAATGGAAGCCGAAATCGAGGAGCTTACCAATTCCATCGACAGACAGCAGAGGGCAGAGAGAAGGGAGCAGGAACTTTCAAAGCCTGTAAATTCCCCTATCACGGGCAAACCTTATAAGGATGAGCCACAGGGCGAGAAAAAGACTGGACGTGCATCTGATGAATACAGACAGGCAATGCTTGCGGCAATGCGTACCAATTTCAGACAGGTGGCAAATGTACTGCAGGAAGGCGTGGATGCCGATGGAGGTTACCTTGTTCCTGTGGAGTATGACAACAGACTGATTGATGTCCTTACCGAAGAGAACATCATGCGTGGTCTTGCCACCAAGATTACCACATCCGGGGAGCATAAGATTAACATCGCAGCCACCAAGCCTGCGGCAGCATGGATTGAGGAAGGCGGTGCATTATCCTTCGGGGATGCAACCTTTGACCAGATCTATCTGGATGCCTTCAAACTTCATGTTGCAATCAAGGTAACAGAGGAACTGCTTTATGATTCTGCTTTCAATCTTGAGAACTATATCATTACAGAGTTTGGCAAGGCACTGGCAAATGCAGAAGAGGATGCATTCTTAAATGGTGACGGCAAGGGCAAGCCTGTCGGTATCTTCGACAAGACAGCAGGCGGCCAGTCCGTTGGTACGCTTTCTGCAGCACTGAAGTCTGATGACCTGCTTGACCTTGTGTATGGTCTTAAGAGACCTTACCGTAAGAACGCATCCTTTATTATGAACGATGCTACCCTGGCACAGATTCGTAAGCTGAAGGATAATAACGGTGCCTATATCTGGCAGCCTTCCTACCAGGTGGGAGAGCCGGACAGAATCCTTGGCTATAAGGTCAATACTTCTGCCTATGCACCTACGGATGCAATTTCCTTCGGTGATTACAAGTATTACAACATCGGTGACAGGGGAACACGTTCCTTCAAGCAGCTTAATGAGTTATTTGCCGGAAACGGAATGATTGGTTTTGTTGCCAAGGAGCGTGTGGACGGCAAGTTGATACTGCCGGAGGCTGTGAAGGTTCTCGGACTTAAGGCAGACACCCAGACTGCAAAAGCCTGAGTAGGATAGGGGGTCGCAAAATGCGACCTCCTATGTTTAAGGGAGGTGCGAAATGATAATTTCACTGGAAGAAATGAAGAATTATCTTCGTATTGATTTTGACGATGACGATGCACTTCTTGAAAATCTGATTCTTTCTTCCGAGCGTCTGTGCATGGACATCGCAAGAATTAAAAGCAGGTCTGTTTTTGAAAAAAAGGATACTGCAAAGATTGCTGTCATGTATGCCGTGGCATATCAGTATGAACACAGGGAGGACTGTGACCATCATGCACTTACCATATCACTGCGTTCTCTGCTTTCGGGTATCAGAAAGGCGGGATTCTGATGGAAGTATCACTATTAAATGTAAGAATTACCTTTCAGAAAAACGAGGTTGTATCTGATGCCATCGGTAACCACAGGAACCAATGGACGGATTATTACTCCTGCTATGCCACGGTAAGTGGTGAGAGTGGTTCGGAAAAGAATGTGGCTGCTAATACACTTTACGATTCTGACCTTGCTTTTACGGTCAGATACTGTAAGGCCTTAAAGGATGCTGACACTACAAAACTCCGTGTGATTTTTCAGGGTGAACCTTATGATATCACATTCATCGACCATATGAATTTTAAGAATAAGTGTCTGAAATTCAGATGCCGGAAAGTGAGGAGATAACATGGCAAATGTATCAATTGACAATATGGCTTCGGAAATCATGAAAGGCTTGATGGAGTATAAGAATCTTGCCACGGCTGACATGAAGACTGCCGTAAGGAAAGCCGGAAGAACAGTAAAAAAGGATATTCAGGCAAACGCTCCAAAGAAAACAGGTGCCTACTCGAAGAGCTGGACAGTAAAGACCACGAAAGAGACTTCTGAATCTTTGGAACTTACGGTGTATTCTCCGAAAAAATATCAGCTTGCACATCTTCTTGAAAAAGGTCATGCCAAAAGGGGCGGTGGAAGGACAAAGGCAGTTCCCCATATTGCCCCGGCGGAAGAGAGTGCAGTAAAGGAACTTGAGTCAGACATCAGGAAGGCACTTGGAGGTTAAGAATGGAAGAGTTAGTCAAAATCATGGAAGAAACGGGTATCCCTTTTGCATATGACCACTTTGCAGAGGGGGAAAGTCCTGACCCGCCGTTTATCTGTTACCTGTTGCCGGATGATGATAATTTCGCAGCAGACGGCAGGGTTTATTATAGAATAAGCGGAGTAAGGATAGAACTGTATACGGATTTTAAGAATCCGTCCTTGGAAGAAAAAGTAACCGCCGTGCTTGACAGCCACGGCATTTTTTATGCTCAGTCGGAGGTATGGATAGAGGAAGAAAAACTCTATGAGGTTGCCTTTGAATTTGAGATGCCAGTTTAAGGAGGTAAGCAGAATGGCTAATAAGAAGAATAAGGTCAAGTACAACCTTAAAAATGTACACTACGCACTGCTGAATATTGATGAAGAAGGCAATGTGACATATGCCACACCTGTTCCGATTCCGGGTGCGGTATCCATCGGACTGGATGCGAATGGCGAACCTAGTAATTTTTACGCAGACGGATATGCCTATTACACCATCAGCAACAACATGGGTTACGAGGGTGACCTTGAGATTGCAATGGTGCCGGAGTCATTCCGTGTAGATGTTTTGAAAGAAGAACTGGATGACAATAAGGTTCTTGTGGAGAATGCAAATGTGGAGACTGCCAATTTTGCACTCTTGTTTGAGTTTGACGGTGATATCAAGAAAATCCGTCATGTTCTTTATAACTGTGCGGCAAGCCGTCCGTCTATCGAATCACAGACCAATGAGGACGAGATTGAAGTACAGACAGAGACACTTTCCCTTAAGGCAACACCGCTTGCCAACGGGTATGTAAAGGCGAAGACGGGAGATGATACCACGGATACCGTATATCAGGACTGGTATAAGAGCGTGTATCTTACTTCAAAAACTCCCGTAGAAAGTGAGGAACAGGCATGAGTATTGTAAGAAATGTGGAGATAGATGGTAAGCAGGTGCCGTTTAAGGCATCTGCAGCCATTCCGAGAATTTACCGTATCAAATTTAACAGGGATATTTATAAAGACCTTCGCTCCCTTGAGAAAGCAGTGGGAGAAGGGAATGAGAACAACTCAAACCTTGATTTGTTCTCATTGGAGATGTTTGAGAACATTGCATATGTAATGGCCAAACACGCAGACCCTAATATCCCAGACACCCCGGAAGAGTGGCTTGACGAGTTTAACACCTTTTCCATTTACCAGGTACTTCCTTCCATCATTGAATTATGGGGACTGAATGTACAGACGGATGTGGAGTCTAAAAAAAACTTCGCCCGACTGACCGCCAAATGACAACCCCGTTATTTTTGCTTCGGTGTGTACAGCTTGGCATAAGCATCCGTGACCTTGACCTCCTTACGATAGGACTGGTAAACGATATGTATGCAGAGAACGGAAATGATGATTACAAGGGCTATAAGGAGTTGGCAACACAGGAAGACTTCGACCGATTCTGATTGAGAAAACAGCCTTTTTCTGCTATAATTTTTTGTAGAAAAAGGCTGATAATAGTCAGAGAAAACTTTGAATTTGGAGAAGAAAGAATGGAATATATAGACTATATTAAATTAATGAAGAGACAAATAAAAACTTTGGACAGTAGAGAGCGTGCTTATCAAGACAATGTTATTCGACCTTTTTTGCAATCAGTTTTTTGTGATTTGGATATAGAACCAGTGG